AGAATCAATTCAAAAACAGATTGGGGAAACGCCAGAAGAGAAGTTGGTTAATCCTAAAGAGAGGAATGATGATGAAGTAATTGTTGATGTAGCCAGAAATGGATAAAAAAACCACAGAAAAGGCTTTTATGCCGAAAGATGAGTGTTCTATATGTGGTAGTGATTATGATGAAGAGTGTGGTGGTATTCAAGGTAGCTTTGGTATTATTCCTGTTACTTTTTGTGAATGGTGTTACTCTTCTATTATAGATATGGCTAAATATCATTTAGGTTTAAAAGAAGATGAGTGAATTAAACATTGATCTACATCCCGCTCAACTGCAAATATTCAATTCTGATAAGAGATTCAAAATTGTAGCTGCTGGTAGACGATTTGGTAAGTCTTATTTGTCTGCCTGGTTATTGTTGATTAACGCAATACAAGCTGATAGTAAAGATGTGTTTTATATTGCCCCTACCTTTCAACAAGCGAAAGATATTATGTGGGGTATGTTAAAGGAATTAGGTCGAGATATAATTGCCCAAGCACACGAGAATACGGCTGTATTGACATTGATAAATGGTCGCAAGATATACCTCAAGGGATCTGACCGACCAGAAACTCTAAGGGGCGTAGGACTTGCATATGTCGTGCTCGATGAGTATGCTTCAATGAAGCCAGTTGTATGGGAACAGATAATTCGCCCTACCCTTGCTGATGTTCGTGGTGGTGCTTTATTTATAGGAACGCCTTCTGGAAAGAATCATTTCTTTGATTTATACCAGGATGCCTTTGAAGATGATGATTGGGATGCTTTTCAATATACTTCTGTTGATAATCCCTTTTTACCTGCTGATGAAGTAGAGGCTGCCAAGAAAACAATGTCCTCTATGTCGTTTAGACAAGAGTTTGAAGCATCTTTTGAAACATTCTCTGGTGGAATCTTTAAAGAGGAATGGTTTAAGGTCGATGAAGAACCAGAAGAGGGGAGTTATGTAATTGCTATTGATCCTGCTGGTTTTGAGGAAATAGAGAAAGAACGGAATTTAAAACGATCACGATTAGACGAAACGGCTATTGCGATTGTTAAAATAGATAGAGATAAGTGGTGGGTTAAAGACATACTCCACGGCAGATGGAATATTAAAGCAACTGCCAAAAAAATTCTTTATAGTGCAATAAAAGTAGAGGCTGCTACCGTTGGAATTGAAACGGGCTCTCTAAAAAACGCAATTCTTCCTTATTTGGAAGATGAAATGAGAACTGAAGGTAGGTGGGTAACTATTGTAGAGTTACGACATGGTGGCAAGAAGAAAACTGAAAGAATTACATGGTCGTTACAAGGAAGAATGGAACATGGGCAGATTTCTTTTAACCCAGATAGGGATTGGAAAGATTTCAAATCACAACTGCTGGATTTTCCTAACCACCTGACACATGATGATCTTTTAGATGCTCTTAGTTATGTTGACCAAGTAAGTGTGGCTGATTTCGCCCACTCAATCGAATTAGATGATGAATGGAGTCCTATGGATAATGTTGCTGGATATTAAACAGTTTAATGATCTAACAGAAGAAGAAATTAATAAATTAATTGAATTTAGTAATAATCAAGATAATTTACAGGAACGCTATGTCGTTGCCTGTCAGATTATAACGAATTTAACAGATGAAATAGATCCAGATTTTGGAGATGACGAATCAGTAGATTTAACGATTTGTAAGTTATTAATGGATGGATTAGTTGAGGTTGAACCAATAAGTAGGATATTACACTAAATATGAATACAGAAAACAAGTATCAAGCACTAGCAAGTTGGTTAAATTATCGACTTGAAGGTTGGAGAACCCATAGAAACATTAATTATATCCCTATGTGGGATGAATATTACAGATTGTGGCGTGGTATTTGGTCTGCTGAAGATAAGACTAGAAAATCTGAAAGATCTAGGCTTATTGCTCCCGCACTACAACAAGCAGTTGAATCAAGCGTTGCTGAACTCGAAGAGGCTACATTTGGCAGAGGGAAGTGGTTTGATATCAAAGATGATTATCTTGATCAAGATATTAGTGAAGCCGAATACATAAGAAACTTATTACAAGAAGATTTAGAGAAAACTGGCGTAAAAGACTCTATTTGTGAGGTATTTCTAAATGGTGCAATTTACGGAACAGGTATTGGAAAGATTGTAGTCAAACAAACCATTGAAAGAGCACCTTCAGAGGAACAAATTGAAGGAACAATGGCTACCACACGCACAGTAGTCGAATATCCATCCATAGATGTTCATGTTGAGCCGATTTCACCTAAAGAATTTCTTATTGATCCATCTGCAAACTCAATTAACGATGCTTTAGGGATTGCTCACGAAGTAATCAAGCCTAGATATCATGTGGTAGAGGGTATTCGCTCTGGAGTTTACAGAGATGTACCTCTTGATGGTGATTATGACACAGTTAAATTTGGATATGATCCAGAAACTAAACAAGCAGACGAATCGGACTCCGTAAAGATTACTGAATACTGGGGCAAAGTACCGAAACGCTTTCTTAAAGCAAATGTAGATAAAGATGATTTTGAATATGACAAATCTGATTCAAATGAATTAGTAGAGGCTGTTGTTACAATGTGTAATGACGAACATATCCTTAGAGTTGAAGAAAATGCCTTTATGATGGTTGATAGACCCTTTGTTTCTTACCAACACGACATTGTACCTAATAAATTTTGGGGTAGGGGTGTGTGTGAGAAAGGATATAACCCCCAAAAGGCACTAGATGCTGAAATGAGGGCAAGAATTGATTCTCTGGCTTTAACAACTACACCTATGATGGCTGCCGATGCGACTCGACTACCACGGGGCGTAAAATTTGAAGTTCGAGCAGGTAAAACTGTACTGACTAATGGCAACCCTAGAGATGCTATCATGCCACTCGACATGGGTACAACAGATCCAAGTACATTCAACCAGGTCGCATCCCTACAAAACATGATTCAGATGGGTACAGGTAGTGCTGATCAAGGTCAAGGTGGAAATGAAACAGCATCAGGCATGTCAATGATGCAAAGTGCTTCAATAAAAAGACAAAAACGCACCCTGATGAATTTTCAAAACACATTTCTTATACCTCTTATTAATAAATGTATGTGGCGTAAGATACAATTTGATTTAGACAGATATCCTGTTACGGATTACAAATTTGTACCTTATTCAACTATGGGAATTATGGCTAAAGAGTTAGAAATGACTCAAATGGTGCAGATGTTACAAACCATTCCAAAAGACTCTCCTGCTTTTAATATTATTTTATTGTCTTTATTCCAGAACTCTAGTATGCACAACAGGGATCAGATAGTTAATGCTCTAATGCAGGGTAATGAGCCTGACGAACAAGAAATGCAAATACAACAGATTACTCAAGATTTGCAAATACAACAAATACAAGCTGAAATTCAGAAAACATTGGCAGAAGCAGAAGAAGAAAAAGCTAAAGCTGTTAAATGGACTGCTGAAGCACAAGCACAAGCTCCAAGTGAAATCAATATCCAGGAGAAGATACTTAAACTTCAAAAAGACCAAATTAGTTTAGAGAAGATTGCTGCTGACATAGAGAATAAACGATCTGAAACTGCTAGAAACATTCCAGAAGTAGACCATTTGAAGTCAGAAACAATTTTAAATTTAGCGAAAGCCAGAGAAGCTGGAACTAAGTCAACAATAAATACAATACAGTAAATTATGGCTAAAACTGATGAGAAATTCCTAGAAGATAGGATTTTAATGACAGGAACAGATGGTTGGTTAGATTTATTGGAAGATATAAAGAATTTACAGGATAGTATTGCTAATGTAGAGAATATTAATTCTGAAAAAGACCTTTGGGAAATCAAAGGTCAGTTGCGGGTGATAAACTTTATTCTAAGTTTAGAAAATGCGACAAACCTAGCGTTGGAAGAACTCCAAGACGGAAATTCAACATAATCAAACTTCACAACCCTGAAGAGGGCGGAGAACAACACAATGAGTGAAAGTATAGTAGTAGATGAAGCATCCTCAACAGGTGAGCCGATAACAGAAACACAGGAAGTAGTAACAGAGATACAGAATGAGGAAACTCAACAACCTGAATCTGAAATTCCTGCAAAGTATGCTGGTAAAACCATGGCAGAGGTTATTAAAATGCAGCAAGAAGCTGAATCATTAATGAGTAGACAGGCTGATGAGCTTGGTCAACAAAGAAAGTTAATGCAAAGTTTAATTGATGTAAAAAATAGAGCAACTGAAGCTGCTCCACCAGAAGAACCTGTAGCACAGGAGGATAACTTCTTTGACGATCCAGTTAACGCTGTGAATAAAGCCATAGAAAACCACCCAGATGTTATAAAGGCGAGAGAAGAAAGAATGGGAAATGTGCAAAAGCATAATTTGGATTCCTTAGATAAGGCTTATCCAGATTGGCAAGAAACCGTTAAAAATTCTGGCTTCCAAAAATTTATTGGTGATAGTGCAACAAGAACCGAAATGTTTCGTAAAGCAGATTCTGAATATAGATCAGATCTAGCTATAGAACTTTTTGATTGGTACTCACAGACAAAAATGTCGAGTGCAACTCAAGAAGCAGTAGCTGAAGAAAAGTCTAAAGTAGAAAAAGCAATGAAACTGACAAGTTCTGAAAGCAGATCATCAGGAGATTCTGTAGGTGGCAAAAAGGTTTATCGGAGGGCTGATTTAATCAACCTTCAGATAACAGATCCTAACCGATATGCCTCATTAGCTGATGAAATTCATTCAGCGTATGCGGATGGTAGGGTTAAATAATATAATACTATAATAGGAGAAGTAAAATGGCGTTAGGAACAGATAACACCACGGCTGCCGTTGCTGGTAACTTCATCCCAGAGTTGTGGAGTGATGAAGTTATAGGTGCGTATAAGTCAAATTTAGTAATAGCTAATTTAGTTACTAAGCTATCTCACAAAGGAAAAAAGGGTGACACGATTCATATCCCAGTTCCTGCGAGAGGTTCAGCTAGTGTTAAAGCAGCGGGTAATCAAGTAACATTAAGTGCAGCTACAAATAGTGTAATTAATGTAAGTATAGATAAACACTACGAATACTCAAAATTAATTGAGGATATCGCAGAAGTACAAGCACTTGCAAGTATGAGGAAATTCTACACAGATGACGCTGGATATGCTCTAGCTAAACAAGTAGATAATTCTCTATTTGGAGCAGCTCAAACCTTACAAGGTGGAGCAGCAACAGGAGATTGGTACAACAGCGGTGTTGTAAACGGAACATGGACTAAAGCAAAATTCTTTGCGACTGGTTCTACAACGCTTGCAGACTATGTGGAAGCTAGTTCTACACCTATCGCTATCGAAGATGGTGGTATTCGTGGAATGATTCTTGCACTAGATAATGCGGATGTTCCAATGGATAATCGTGCATTAATTATCCCACCTGTAGCAGCGAATGACTTGCTTGGAATCAACAGATTCACAGAGCAACAGTTCATTGGTGATGGTGCTGCAATTAAGACTGGTAAGATTGGTATGATTTATGGTGTTGATGTTTACATCTCATCTAATTGTCCAACTACTGGTGATGCAGTTAACCTTGCAGGTAACAATACTGACCGTGTTGGTACTATGATTCATAAAGATGCTCTAGTTCTTGCTGAACAAGTTGGTGTTCGTTCACAAACTCAGTACAAACAGGAGTATTTAGGTGATTTGTTTACTGCTGACACTATCTATGGAGTTGCAGAACTTCGTGATGATGCTGGTATAAACTTTGTAGTTCCCGCTTAATTAGTTAAGCTGTAGCCCCTTCTCACGAGGGGGTTATTCTGAATTAATTAGGAATAGTTATGCCTTATTACGATTACGAATGTAAGTCTGGACATGTATTTGAAGAATTGTGTTCATATAAAGAAAGAGAAGTAAAGAAAGACTGTCCAGAGTGCGATAGTCAAGGCGAGGTTATTATGACTCTTAATACTATGCGTCCAACATATGGATATGAATCAACAGTATGGAATCAAAGAGAACGCAAACGCATTAGCGAAACCAAAAACGGAAAATATAAGGATAAATTTAGTGGACATATTTAAAGATACTATTGAAAAATCAGATACTACCAGTTTATTGGAGATAGATCGCTTTAAGGCTAGGATCATGGAAATCTGGTCAAAGATGCTAGAAGAAACCTATGAACAGTATTATAATGAGAATGATGAAGATACTCCTTCTATTGATGAGTTTCGAGAAGAAAATGCACTTAAATTTGCCAATGATCCAGAGCCAGAAACAGAATTAGACTCATTAATGGATATGCTAGATGGTCTTATGGACTCTGATGAAGAGCATGAGGACATTAAATCAGAAGTTAAAGCACCTACTTATGGTGGTAAACAGCTTAAATCAAACAACGAACAAATTAAAAAAGAGGCTACAGATTATGAATATGAACACGCAAGTTCAAAAACTCCAGGCGAATCTCGTTCTAGAGTACAAGGTGGCTCGTATGAGGGTACGGCATCTGGCAGAATCAGTAAGAAAAAGTCTGACACAGTTGTTACTAAATACACGCCTCTTATTAAAGAAGTGCAAGAGCAAATTAGGTCTTTAACAGACAGGCAAAGAATTGGTCGCAGAAAACTAAGGTTTAGACTTTAATGCCAAAGATGTATTGGAAAAGGCAAAAAACCTTTGCTATGTTATCCAACAAAAGGCAATGGGAAAGAGATTTTGATCCTAATGAATCCTCTGCTGAAGAAATAGAATTAGAACAGGGTGGTTATCTAGTTAGAGAATCCTCTATTACAGCTACACCTACATACATTATTACGGAGTAAATATGGCAACAGTTAAAGTATCAGCACTAGCAGCATTAACAAACACAGATGGTGCTGAAGAAGTCCTAATTAATGATGGAGGAACTTCTAAAAAAGTAACCATTGCTAACCTACTTCACGACAACTCATTAGACAGTAAGCACTATATAGATGGAAGTATAGACACCGCACACATTGCTGACAACGCAATTACTTCGGCAAAGCTAGGAGTTGATGTTATTGTCGCAGAAGATATAGCTGCAAACGCTATAACAGTTTCAGAGATTTCTAATTCGGCTGTAACTTATGCTAAGATTCAAAATGTATCTGCTACTAATAGAATATTAGGTAGAGATTCAGCAAGTGCTGGAGTTGTGGAAGAGATTACTCCTGCTAACTTACTTACTATGCTTGGAGTAGAAGCTGGTGCTACTGCTGACCAGACTGCTGCACAAATCAAAACCGCATTAGAAAATGGAATAGATAGTGTTCACTATGTTGATGGAAGTATTGATACTGCTCACATAGGTGATGACCAAGTTACCGCAGACAAACTAGCCAACTCAATCAACACAGCTATAGCAGCTAATACTGCTAAGACAGGAATTACATCTGGACAAGCTAGTGCTATTACAGCAAACACA